CATTGAGATCACGTAATACATTGTTTATTAGTGTGAGGTATGTACTTGCCATAAAACATATTCTTTAAACCTGTGTATAGGAGCAACCCTAAAGCTGCTCCTATGTAATTAATTATTGTACGTTAGTAGAACTTGTTAATAAGTCTTCTTCAATCTTACCTGAGATATCGATAAGAATTGCGTACACTCTGAGTTTACCAACAGTAGGTGCTGATCCTGAAAGGATGCACTTGATATCAATAGTGTCAGTTGCTGTATATCTGTTAACATAAGTAGAAACAGCAGTGTAGTCTGTATGACCGTTAGATCCTGCAGCTAAGTATCCTGTAGAGGTTACATCACCACCATCAACTATGTCGTCACCTTCAGCGAAGTCAATGTCAACAGTTAATGAAGTTCCCGGATCAAATGCTGTAAGAACTTCTGCTCCAACGTGTAATATATAACACTCAGCAGGTATATCAATCAATTGAATGATATCACCGTTTGCCATTGTATTACCGTTATCAGCAAATTTCTTTGCATCAAAGACCTTTTCAATCATCATCATTTTAGAAAGACCAGTGGATGTACCTGCCACCCCTGTGCCTTGACCAGTTGTTAAATCAAAAGTAGCCATTCTTCACCCCCTTAGTTTACAACGCCAAGAGCTAAAGATTCTTTTCTCAAGACTTTTCTTCCGAAGATATGTAATCCTCTGATGATGTCTGAGAAAGATTCTGTATCTCTTACGACTTCTGTTTTAGAAATGTGAGAAGCTGTAGATGTGCTAGACATATGACCTGCTAAACAGTAAAACTTACCTGCTGCACCGGGATTAACTACATCTGTTCCTGTTGTGGAATCATCAAATGAGTTAGTTTTATATAATCTCATACCATGTAAAAGACCATCTAAAACTCTTCCGTTTCTCACAATAGACTGTTGATCTCCTGTGATCTGTACTTGGATAAGCTTAGAGTCTGCTTTCGCAAGAGCTTCATAAAAGAAAGGTGGAGCTACAAACCAACGACCATCTTCAGGTACGTTGTTTTCGTCTAGTAGTCTACCCATTAAAGCAATCAAGTTTAACGCAGCGTCTGGACCTGTGTCACCTGAAGCTGATACTTGGATTGGTGAACTGTGAGTACCAAGAGAACTGTTTGTTACAGTAGCTCCTGTTGCTTCGTCTGTAGCGTTACCTGCAATTCCTGCACCAGTTGTCATGCTTTCAAGAACATTAGCATCATACTTTCTTTTAAGAGCATAAGCACCTGAAGAAGTTGCTAATGCTTCAAAGTTAATATGACTGTGTCTTTCTTCAACGTCATCCACTTTAAATGCAAAGTAGTTACCTTGATCGACTGTCATAGTAATCTGCTCATCTAATAGATCTTCAGTTGCTACAGCAGTTCCACGAGTGTAACTTCTCACAGAAATTTGTGGTTCTTTAATTATCTTGACTGTGTCGCCAAAGTTTTCAATTTCCCCTGTATAGTCAGTATTCGTAATATCTTCAACTACGGAAGCTCTACGGAAGAACTTGAGAACTTTTTGGCTAAATATTTGAGGTACGAAATTACCATTAGGTAAGTTTGCGTAACCTGCTGCTGATGTAAATGCCATCAACGATTCTCCCTAATTTAGTTAAAAGTTTAAGTTATTCTGCCTTCACGTGATGCCTTATCAATTTCCTCTTCTAACTTAGCAAATTCATGTGGCTTCAGTTTAGCAATTTCATCACGTGTCCAAATTCTATCTTCTTTTTTTCTGGGTGCATCTGTACGACTTGTTCTTGTTACAGACTGAGCAGAAGCTTTGGAAGATGTCTTTCTTGTACGTGTTCCACGATCAGCTTTATATAAATCAATAACACGAGATGCCCAACGAGAATCTGTGTTGTTTTTGTATAGACCATCAGAAATGCTAGGGGGTTGTTCTTCAAGCCACTGTTGAAAATCTTCAGTTGCTCTTAGTTCTGTAAAGTCTGGATGAATAGCAAGAAGCTCTTGTTCAGCAGTGCGAACTATCGCATCTTGTTCTTTTTCCGTTAACTCTTCTAACCTTCCTTCTATTTCTCTAACTTTGCTTTCAGCGTTCATTGTTGAAATAGATTGAACTACATCATAAACGTCTGGATATTTTTTTCTAAAGTCATCTAACTCTTCTGGAGTTTTTGGAAGCTTCGTGTTACCTAACTTCTTTTCTGCCATTAAAGTTTGCTCTTTAGTTCTCCATTCATTTAATTTGTGGTCATAATGACGTTTTAAATCATCATAACGTTTTTTGTAGTTTACTTCCTTTTCTGAACCCATTAGATTTTTTGGAGTAGCTGTTTGTACAGGGTCTTCAATTTCATCTGCGTTCTTTGGATCGTCTTCGTATACATCTTTTCGATACTGCCCTTTGTAAGGGGTGGGTGTCGAAGTTTCTTCATTGTTTGGCTGATCTGTCATATTACCTCCAGTAGGGTCTTGCGAGTAGCTCTATTGGTATTGAAGATACTTACTGCAGGGTCATCATAAAGATGGAGTAGCTGCATATAGTATTCCTTAATATCTATTATACCACGTATTTAGCCTTTGTCAAGAATTTTATACAAAACCACCAATACGTTTTGGTTTAGACACTGGAGGTTCTACATCCACTCTAAAACCTTTTCCTATAGGTGGTGGTGGAGGATTTCTTAAAGGTCCTTCTTTAAGTATTTTATCTATATATTGTCTAGCATATCGAACAATACGATTTGCAACATCATATGATTTTGGTCTTACACCTTTTTCAGGTATACCCTCTCTAACTATCATTTCTAATAAATCATAGTTTATATCATCACCCATTTTATCTACATAGGCAAATCCAACATTGTAAGCTAACGCAGCTTTTTCTAAGTTACCATTATACTTTTCAAGCATAGCATCTACGTAATCCATAGCTGTGTTAAATTGCCATTCTGGATCTTGGTATTCTGTTTCACTTGTTGCCGATTTAACATTAAAACCCGGAGCATCTGCAGGTGCTGCAGGACCAAATATAGATCTTCTTAGTTGAAAAATACCTTCAGCATCTGAGAATGATTTAGCATCTATTTTACCCATGCTTTCTGCGTTCATCATTTCTAAAGCAAAACGTAATCTAATTGGAACTGTTTTTTCATAATCTTCAGGATTTATAGAGATAACTTGATTTTTAGAAAGATCTCCGTTAAAGATATAAATAGGATTGTCTGCATCTAATGTAGCAATCTTTTTAGCTTTTACGTTAAATTTATTAGATTTATTTAACAATCTTTTTTCCATAAAACTTTTTATTTGTTCTTGATCAACAGTATTATCAGTTGTAGGATTAAATTCTTCCATATTCTCTATTGTTTGTACATTACCATCAGGCAAAGGCATAAAAGGTGGAGTTACACTAAATCCTTGTGTATCCATTTTTCTAGGATCTTGTGCATTGTTTATTATGTCATTTTCAATTCTACTATCAATTTCTATTTCTGTTTTGTTTTTATCACTGTATTTTTTACCTGTAGAAAGATCTACGAATAATTGTTTTGCTCTTTCACGTGCAGCATCATCATAATTAATAGCTGTGCCTTCTGGTTGACCATCAGCAATTCTACTTAATAAATCTATACTGTTGTTTTTATAAGCTTGATTTATTATCTTTAACTGACTTTCTAAACTAATGTTTTTACCTGCAGGAGAAGGAACACTAAATCCCTGTGTATCCATATTACGAGGATCTATAGGACCTTTATATTGAGAAGATATGTTTTGTAGATCTTCTAAAGTAAATGTAGGTTTTTTATCTTCTCTTGGTTGACCCTCTCCTCTACCTTTAGTTAAATCTACAAATCTATCAGGATCTGGATCGCCACCTTTTGGTGCATCAAAATTAACTTGAGCTTCAGTTCTTGTTTCATAATCATCTTCAGTATATTTTGGTGTAGTTACACTAAATCCTTGTGTATCCATTTTTCTACGATCACCTGTTCCAACTCCGGGAGTGTTAAATCCTTCCATCTTCATATTACGTGGATCATCTTCTATATACTCATCAACACCTTTTCTTCTAACAAAAGATTTAGATTTACTTATATCCTTTGTAGATACGTCTTGATAGCTACCACCATCACGAGGTCCTTGTTGTACTGCTCTTTCCTCTGCAGAACCTACTTCATCTCTCGATAGTATTCTACTTACTTCACGACCACTTTCGTCTTTTACTTTTTCTGTAAGTATTTTACCATCAGGATCAGTAGCAATCACAAAACCACCTTTATCCATCATCATAGGTGCTTGTGGTTGTTTTTTCTCTTGTTTCTTTTCTTTTTCTAATTTACGTAGACCTCTATCATTTATCTTACGTAGTTTATCTTCACCTATAATTGGAACAATCTCTGGTGGTACTATATATTCACCGTTGGATACAGCAACATCAACCATCTGTTCTTTCATACCTGCTCTGCTTCGTGAACTGCCAACAAGTTGTGTTACAAGATTTTCATCAACACCTTTTTCTCTCATGTTTTCTGAAAGAGTTTCGTAAGCTTTTTCAACCATGTTGTCTAGTTCTTCAATACCTGCAAGTTGCACAGCCATTGCATTAATTACAAAAGTACCTTCTGGTAGTTCACCCATTACGTCATCTTTTTGTCCTTCACCCTGCATAGCATCCATAGTGTTATCTGGTGCAGGTGCTGCTGAAGGATCATTTACAAATCCTGCAGGTTGACCTGAAGGCATTGGCATAGCTTCTTGAGGTGGTGCTACTGGTACTTGACCACCCTCTTGCATTTCTAAAGATACATCGGATAATTGAAGTGGTCTTGCAGTATTAGGTTGATTTACTAAACCACCTTTATTAAAGTCAGGTTTATACCCACTCACTTTTTCATTAAAACTTGAGTCAAATGTAGTTCCACCAGTATCATTGTCATCATCTTGTGCTTGTTGATTTGCTTGATCTACTTGTTTATTAAAATATGAATCTTGTGGAACGCTTTCTTTTATTGAAGTATATGTAGGACCTGAATCAGGTTTTCGGATAAAATTTGAATCAAATGGAGTAGGAGCAGTTATATTAGGATTTGGATCGTAACTTCCCGGATCACCCGGCATACCTGTTCCTACGCCAGTAGAGATAGTTTGATTATTATAAGTTGGAGTAAATCCCGGATCACCCATAACACCTGCTTGATCAGGTTCACTAACTGTAGCTTTAGTTGTTGTAAAAGCAGGTACACCTTTTTGTTTTTGTTCAAGAAGATTAAGATTTGTTCCATAAGTATTTGCCCAAGAATTATAAAGCATATCTGTATCTTTGAATAAAATGTTTGCTAAACCACCCATCCAACTTTTATCCATGTTATCTTTAAATGAACTCCACGTACCATCGCCTTTTTTATATTCATCAGAATTAGAAATCATATTAGCAAAACTTTGATAGCTTCTTTTAGTTAAAGCTTCTTGCTCTGCTGTTTCCATATTATCATTTTCTCTGTCATTATTTTGTATTGGAACACATATTTTTTGAACAGTATCAAAAACAAATCCAGAAGGACAATTATGAATTACTATTTCATCAGGATCTTCTTCAGGATCTTCTGGTGTAGTGCCACCCGGACCTTCTCCAAAACCTGCAGTTCCTTTTATAGCTTCCATCATACCCATACCTTGTAAGTTTTGATATGCAGAAAGACCACCGGGAAGTTGACTGTATTGTTGCATTGTTAGAGATGTAGGCAAAGAAAATCCTTCAGGTATACTACCACCTTTTTCTAAAATTTCTTGCATTTGTTCAAAAGTTAAAGGTGTTCTTGTAGTCTTTTTTACATCTGCATCCAACTGAATAGTTTGATCTTTTACAATGTTAGGTAAACTACCTATTAACTGTTCTTCCAATGTTGCCATTACTTACCCCTATTTACTTCCATTGTCTTGTTAACTGCCGACTTCAGATTCACCAGTGTTCGCAGTAAAGCCGCTTTCCCCTACCGACTCCGATTGTTCCACCTCCAACCTGATCGTCACCTGTGTTTGCAGCTCCTTGAGATACTCCTCCCATTGCTCCCATGTCTTGTGGTTGACCAGTGGTAGGAGTAGTTTCGCCTGTTTGTCGTTCATTTAATCCTCTTAATATATCTGCAAATATTGCAGCTTCATTCATGTCGTTTACTAATTGATCAGGATCTATATCCTGTGATATTGCTAACTCTCTTATTAAGTTTGGTATTTTAATAAACGGAGCTAACATAGGATTTGTAACAGTTTGTAAAAGTGTAGTCAATCTTTGTGTACGTACTTCTTTCTGCATAACTGCTGCAGATCCTTGTGGTTTTATTTCAAGATCACCTATGATGTCTTGTTGTGTTTCATTAAACTGCATATTCCATTGAAAAAAAGCTTCACCCATTGGCTTGAGCATAAAGTCATCAATGTTCTTTATTACAGTTTTTATAGATAATCCTGCTGAACTAAGTAGCATACTTAATCCTGCAGCAGTACGACCTGTACCAGTAACACCTGTTTGTCCATGTGTTATAGATGGTATACCAGTTTCTTCATCTGCTAACTGTCGTGCTGTTTGAAACATCTGTAAATTTTCTGGTGCTGTGTTAGGAAACTTTAGTCCATTAACTGCTGTACCTGTAACACCAGACTGTCTTCTAAATATTTTTCCCGGAAACACTTCCATGCTTTGTCCGGGTACTAATTGTGTTTCATCAATATCAAAGACCATATTACCTGCAAGAGCTAAGTTATCAATAGCCATTCTCATATGACCATTCATAAGCAACTGTGCATCTTCCATGTTTTCTGCAACCCCAACACCAAACAAGTGATATGGATTTATCTCATATGGTACAGCTTGGTAAGGTAATCTGTCTGGAGTAAATGGATTTATCATAGCACGTAATATCATATGATTACATACCCAGATATTTACAGATACAGAGTCACCATCATCATTTGATTCAGGTATATCTATTCCTGCAGCTTCAGCCATCTTTTTATCAAGCACACCCCAGAACTCAAGAACTTCAAATCTATTTTCACGATAACGTAGATCGTTTGCTTCATCTGAATACAAACTACCTTCATATCCTCGTTCAACATAGTTAGGTCCTTTGGATATACATTCAGCTATAGCATCTTTGTTAAAGAAAGGCTTACCTATCAATCCACGCATCTGTGATCTGTTATATCTGTGACGTTGTATTACATATTCACAATCATTAACAGAAACAGCAGAAGGGTCAGGATAAAAATCCCAACAAGATACAGCTTCTATTGATGGCATTGTTTTATCGTAAGGAGCATAAGTTCTTTCCTCACCAACACCATTCCAACGATGTACTGTTTTGGTATTACTAAAAGGTCCTTTGATTACACCAGTTCCAAGAAGACAAGCTTCAAACAATGCGTGTCTAAATATATTTACAGCATTACTATCCACTAACTGATCTTGCATAACTTTTTCCATATTGAGTGCAGCTAACGCAGCAGGTTCAATTTGTGGTTCTCCCATCTTTGCTTTACCTGCAGTTAAGTTTTCTGACTCACCAAATTCTGTAGATAGACCACCAAGAAAAGGTTTTTCAGGCATAGTAGCTTCTAACGCACCGGGAAGAAGTTCTAAACCATCACCTGCAAAACCTTCAGGTCCTATGTCAGGTTTTTGTTGTTGTTGTGGATTTTTAAGATGAGCAAACTCAGCTATGCCTTCTGGTTTTGGTGTAGAAGTGACAGATATAGGAAATCTTTTGTT